ACCCCAGATATTTATCTGGGGTCTCTGCAAACAAAACATCAGAAAAGCAAATAAATTAACTTTTTACAAATATATAAATTATTCATTATCATAAAACATTCTTTCAGAATCTTCTGTTCTCCATTTCTCAAACCCTTCACAATTATACCAGTCCTTGTTTACTAAATAATCTGGTTTCTCCGGAAAAGGTTTAGTAACAAAGCTAGGTTCTGACCATTTAATTCTATTATTTGGTTGCAGTGCTATCTGCCCGTTATCTAAAAGTATTATGTGATGACTCTTATGTTCCAAAGGATCTTCCGCTAAAGAGATATCAGTATTTATATCAGAGGATCCCCAATTAATAGTTGCGTAGTAGTTTCCTGGATAAAACTGTTTGTCTTTCATATAAACTTCTACTCTAGTATCATATAAATATGATAAACTAAGTAATGTAAAATTATAGGAAAAACAATTCCATATTTGTAAATAATGGAAAGGTAAGTCAGGATTTGGTAACTCAGGTTCAGTAAGCAATGCATGAGAGGGTAATTTATCTCTAAGCACACCATTCTCAAGCAACACTTGAAACAGTGCAGCCTGCCCCGGCATACACCTTACTGAGATAACCACACCAGGAGTAAACTCCCCGCAACCCTTCTGGTGCTGATACATGTACTCATTGCGTACAAAAACCTTCAGCGGAAAAAAATTATGTTCTATATAAGCCATAGCACAAATATAAAAACTTTTTGGAATACTGGTACCACAATATATTAGAAGATGTGGTGGGTCCTTACTGCGAGACCCCCGGGCCTCTCCGCTCGGCAGGGGTACCCCCTGGTGCTGCAAGATGACCAAATGAATTCGGTCATCTTTTGCAAGAAAATTTTCTTGTCAGAAAATGTTTCTATTGATGTATCATGCTATGCATGATACTACAGCTAGTTATGTGATCATTGCATGATAACATACCAGCTGGAAAGCTAACCCTTGTCATAATATAAAATCTTTAAATTTTATCTTATGAATAGTTTAGTAACTCGGGTTATAAGTAACCCTCATTCCAAAACAAGTTTTATCTTATACCCAAATGGTATGAAACCATTTGTGATAAGTAAAACCAGAGCCAAAGGCCTCAAGGCAGGTAAAACCTTTCTTGTAGACCTTAAGGCAAGCACCACGGGTTTTGTCTATTCAGTCAAAGTCCATGGTGAGCTAGCAATAAAGAAAGGGAAGTAATTCCCTTTCTTTCTTTTTTCCCTCTTTTTTCTAACCCTAAACTTAAATTGATAAATCAATTAAATTAATAAATTATGCTTACAGCAAAATTTCTCAAGATGGGCAAAGGCGGAGCCTTAGCCATCTATGAAGTTCACGGAACTTCATCTGAATTAGCCAACTTCGTTAAGGCTAATTATAAAGACAGGGAACCTGCCTTTAAAAGCACCATTGATGGTAAACCCATCACTGATGCTAGTGGCAATAAAGTTCCACTTTATTTCACTTCTTACCCGTTGCCGGGCAAGAATATGAAGCACCCTTTGTATCAAATACAAGCGGGTGCTAATGCAGGTTCATTCACTCTTGATAAGAGTGACCTGCAATTTGAGATGCTTGTTACCAAAGCCTCCGGTGGAGACTTTGGCCAAGCCTATGCAACTGAAGTTGCAAAGAGGTATGCTGATAGCACACCTATCTCATCAGCAGCATCTAGCTTACTAGATGATGATGATGATGAGGCAGATGAAGAGGACTTCACTGCCAAAGCATCTGAAGATGCTAGCTTTGATGTTGCCGAAGCAACACCCAAAGCAAAGACTACTAAGTAGTCTTAGAAATAAAGGATGACTCTTAGGAGTCATTCTTTATTTTTTCCTACCTGAAACATTTCCCTTTTTTTTCTAACCCATAACCTGAAATGATGATTACACTCTTTATAGAGTGTATAAAGTAGAAACATAAATATTAATATTTAAAAGTTTCTGTATGGAAATGTGCCTGACATAGGCTCATTAGAATTTAGATACTTGCTACTTGCATGTATCAGGTATCATATTTACTTTATTTCTTTACTGAGATTACTGAGTCTCCACCGTGTGGAGCAAGTAGACTTTGGTATTGATAATCAAGTAGTTAAAAAATGCGGAACACGTGTATAGATAGGTGTGTTTTATCTATATACCAACTCTTACCTCATTTATACCTTCTATCTAGTTAGTATTTTACTATTATAATACTTAGTATTATATAGATTTTATATAGCTAAACCTAGACTAGTAACCAATTAAAACAAACATATGAAGATTAATGATTCATTTATCATTGGAGTTATTACAGGTAAGTTATCTTCTTTAGCATTCTTACTATTACTTATACATGTAGTTGGTGTTTCAGATGGAGAAACAAAGACTCCGGGAAACTACACTGATGTAGGCGGTAATATAGACATAGAATATTACTTGGAAGTATCAGAAGATAGTATATGGGTTGAGGGAGTTCAATCTAAAAAAGTATATTCTGGTAAATACTCAGACCTTGATAGTCTTATTAATGCTGATAACCTATAAATATTTAACCAATGGCAGATTTTACAATCACTGAAGATCAAGCCATGTCTATGGGCATGGAAATTAATGACCTTATACACATGAAGTGTAAAGAAGGTTATAAAGTACTACATAAATACCAACATCCTGCAGTAGGATTGGTAGTAGTTATGACTCCAGACTACTCTCTTGCAGGGTAGTCTCTATTTAAACATTCTAGTTATAACCTTAACTGGTAAAACTTGCACTGATTTGCAGGTAATCCTATACTAGATAGGTTCTTGATTCCACGGGTTGACCACCGTGTAATAAATTAAAAGCGTCATATGAAAACAATTTAAATGTCCTGTAATGGCATCTCAAATTGTAGGTTTATGAGAGTAAGAACACTACAACCTACTGATGATACTACAAAGTATTAGTCCTGAGTAAGACTATAAATTACTTTCTTTACTGTTAGCAAACAGTGACAAACCTGTGGGGCTACTATTGGGTTCTATATCTCTCCTGCAAAGAGAGTATAGTGCTGACATATCATTTGCAGTGATATGAATCCAAAGTTAGTGCAGACTCAAAAATCAGGTATTTTACATATAGTATTGATAAAGCTATGTGAGTTTAATTTAAACTAGGCAGTGTTATACACGGGAGTAATCCGGCAGTGTGATCCTGTTGACCACAGCAGTAATATGTGGTATGCCATTATCTATTCTCCTCCACAAGATTCCACTTGGGAGAATACAGCTGACTGAAGTGGAATTCGGTTTAATTCAAATGAAGACTCAGCGGTCTAAATGCAGTGTAGGATACTGTATTACATTTGTCTATTACTTTATTAATACTGACTAGATCAGTATAACCATTAACAACATTAATCAAGTCCTGTGTACCTAACACAGGCAAGTCCTCACCAATAAATTTATATCTTATGAATTCAACAGCACACATTAGAACTCCTAAGCATGTTAATGTATACATGCCTTCTGATAACACTCTTAATCAAGAGTTAATAAAAACATCAGAAAAACTCTTTAAGCAACCATTAAATGAATTACAAATTATGGAAATTACCAAAATGAGTAAGGAAAATAAAGAATGGTTGCTTCAACAGTATAAACAAGAAGTAAGCTTCATTAAGGAACCGGATCTTTCTAGTTTATATTAATGATCTTTCCTGAGCATGAATAAAAACTGCTCATTTAATACATCAACTGTAAATAACTGCCTGGAGGTTTTTGACCTTTGCACCTTACGCGGTTTACATACAAGTAGTAATACTTGAGGGGGTTGTTGATGTTAAGCAAAGTAGTAATGCACCATTCCTGTTTCCCAATTCAAATATATTTAGTATATTTGTATTATGAAGATTTCTATATACACCTTGACAGATCCTAATACTAATAAAATTAGATATGTAGGACAAACAAATGATCCTAAAAGAAGATTGAGTAGACATATAAACAACTCAAGAGCTTTTAAGGATAAAAGACATATCAGTAATTGGATAAGAAGTTTAACTTCTGCTCCAATAATGGATATAATTGAAGTTTGTGAGTATTCAATTAGAAATAGTAGAGAAAACTATTGGATTGATTACTATAAGAATCAAGGTTATGATTTATGCAACTCTTCTAATGGTGGTGCAGGTGCTGGTATTGGTAATAAGAATTGTTTAGGAAGAATTATGTCTGATAAAACAAAACAGAAAATAGCTAATGCAAACAAGAATAATACCAATGGATTAGGCAATAAAGGAGGAAAACCTTCAAAAACAATTTATCAATATGATAAAAATAAAATACCTATTGCTGTTTATAAATCAATACAAGATGCTGTTAAAGCTACTGGATATAACAGAACAACAATAAGAAGAAATATTCAAAATATTAGTTCAAGTAAATTATTTATTTGGACTGATAAACCTTTGCTCTAACTCATCCAAGGGTGAGCAGTTGTAATAATATTGTAGTCCAGATTAGTTACAGTTAAGCACATTAGCTGTAATGAGTGGCAGCAACCGGAGCTGGAAACTATTATTACAACTGAGTGCAGAGGGTACTCAACTTATAGAAACTTAATTAATAATTTAAAAATAAACTCAAAATGAAAATTCATTTACATTCTAAACCAGGGTTATATGAAGTAGTAACCTATGGTAGAAACAGTATTACTTGTTCTACCAAGCATAGCACATTTCAAGTACCAAGCAGTGATTTTAAATCATTTGCCGGTGGTAGTTGGAACTTTAGTGTTACCAAAGATCAGATGGATATATTTCTATCTGTTGTTCAACCTGATAAATATAAGATCCAAGTAGAACAAGAAGATCAAATCTTGACATTAGCTGCTAGATTAGATATCATTCAAGCTGCTGTTAAAGCACAACAAACTGTTGTTGTTGAAGAAGAACCAGAAGCTTATGAAGATGATTATCCTGATGGTAATCCACAAGAACCTACCAAAGAAGAATATGAAAAGTGGTGGAGACAAGAATCTGATAAGAATTATGAATTGAACAATAAGATGAGAAATATTGCACGTCAAGTGTATTCTCAGAATCTTGACTTTACTCATTTTCAGAATCACAAGGGTATTAAATTTATTATACAACAAGATCATTATGATGATAAAATCAACAGATTTTGTTGGGATCCTTATGGCTTTGTTAGTAATGGTCACAGTGATATCAGTAGTATTTATAGTGAAGGTGATTGGGGTACAATTAATGGTGGTTGGATTAAAATCATAGATGATAATGTGATTTTATATGCTAAATCAGGTGATTATGGTGTATATGATGATGCTATTGCCATAGAGTGTGCAAAGAAAATATTTCCTACAAAGAAAATACATTCATTTGCCGGCAGACAATGGAATGATGGACTAGAAGATAAATTCTTTCCATTACCATTCTAAGATACAAGAGAAAGGCAGTGATATTCTGCGTATTCCTGGACATGAAGACAAACTGTCCATTTTTTAAACTTATTAATCAATTTATAAATCTCTAAAAACAGAACTTATGAGAAATTTGTCTACAAAAGGTTTGAGTATGTCTCAAGCACAATCAATTAGTAACTTGTGTAATCAGAATGCACAAGAAATTCAAAGAGAGTTAGACTCTTATAACAACTGTAGTAAGACTATTACTATAGATGGTAAAACACATCTTGTTGTTGAACCAAGTCCTGTTCCGGGAGATTTTTTAACTAAGCTCAAGCTTAAAGCTTCTTTGCATGCTTGCCAGGCTTTCCTTATGGAAGCTATTAAGTCTAAAGATGCTGAAATCAAAAGAATCAAACATGCTCAAGTAGATATCTCTCATTTAGAGATACCTAAAAGAGAATACATTGAAGACTTTGATATACTTGATAATGTGGAAGAATCCTGGGGATGGCAACAGCTCACAGATACTGAATACTCTGAGTATTTAGATGCTGAAGCAATGGCTGCTCACTTAGGTCAATTCATTCATAAGAATGGTGTATTAAGTAACTTAAGAAAAGAGCTTCCGGGGATCCCAACCATTGAGTGGTTTGAGGTAGAAACTGGTAAGAAAACACCAGTTATGGTTACCAAACACCACAACTCTAATCAGCTTATGAATATTCATGAGACTATTGCAAAAGAGCATAAGATCTATGAGCAACGTGTAAATTATTACAAAGCTAAGGTTAAAAACCTGGTAAGTGATGAGAATGCACGTATTCAAAAGTATAATGCTGATAGAGCAGCTGAGCAAATAAAGCTTGAACAAGAAGTTGAAGCTAAATATGAAGCTGCCAGAAATGCATATACTGGAGAAGTTGTTAGATTAAAGATGGAGTTCAATGCTAAAAGAGAACAAGACATCAAAGCTACTGCAGCATTAAGAATTAATGTTGATCCTAGATTTCAGCCTGTAATTGACATGTTCAATACACCTGAAAACTAGTAAACTTATAAGGTTATAATTACACAGAGCGTCTCCTTACTGCCCATAGGATATGGGTGCTGCATAAAAAGCAGGTAGTAAAGTGGGTAATGCCACAGGATGTCCTGATAGGTATGATGTAATGAATGTTGGTCTTGAGTACAACCAACAGTAACTTTAAATTAGGTGAGTAAGAGATAAGCACAAGCTGATTCTCTTACTCTTTATACTTAGTGACAGGAATCACATATAAGCAAATTGATAAATGGTTTTGGTACCATAATACAACAAAATAATTTTAAACCGCTTCTCTTCAAACTTATAAAAACTGAGATAGAACTCATCCGTTAGACAGGTTATTGTGTTATTGAAACACTATTGGCTAACACATTGAGACTTGGTATTTGTATTTGCCTTTGTAGAAGAGAAGGTCTTTGAATTTGATTTTGTATTTGACATTAGCTATATATTTCTGTCACTAAGTGACTATTTTACTTGGTCTTACATTTGAACCTAGTAATATTTTAGATATTGTTTCGGTTAAAGATGTGCCAAACTTTGTGATCTATTCAGATTCAGGAGATATTTAATAAACAGGGAGCGTAACAACTCCCCTTAAAAACTAAAAAAAAGATGAAAAAAGAACTTAAAGACGATTGGACACCACAAGCGGGGGAGTGGGTGTTGGTTAGCAATGATAATGTTGTTTGGGATAAAAGGCTGTTTGTTTGTGTTTGGAAAGACAAATACCGATGCGAGGCACTTGGGAGCACGGACTACATAATAGCTTGGCAACACATCCGCCAAATCAAGCCCGAAACAATGACCTTGCAAGAAGTGAGAGATGCGCTGGGTAAACCTAATTTGGTTATTGAGTAGTGATAACGGTTTCGGGCTTGCCGTCAGGTTGGGATTAATTAGTACAAATTTTAAATTGAAATACAAATGTTAAATAAAGCACTTACATACATAGAAGCACGAATGCCCAACTTGCGGCAAACCCGTGTTATAAGCCGTTTTTTATGCTACTTCGGAGTACATAAGATAAGAATAGGCTTAGGTTGGTCAGGAATTAAAAGATTTGATACTTGCTATCATTGTAAGTATTCAATTTGGGTTGAAGATATTGAAGGCAATAAAAAGATTAATGCTGAATTACAAAAGCATATTGATAGCAAGTCGTCTTAAAATGACTTATAACTAACAAATACACGCTATTATTTAGCACCTATACAACAAAAAAAGAAAATAAACGATAAAAACTAAACAAGATGGAAAAAAAGAATTTAAAACAAAGACTTAGTGATCTCTATAAAGAAAGGGATCGGCTGATAAATCATTTAGATGATATACCTGGTAGTCCATACACAATAATGGAATTATTAGATATTGAATTTCAAATTGGAGCTATAGAAGATGCATTAGCATTTGAAAAAATGTTACGTCCTTTCAAAATAAGTTTATATGTTTTTATTGCTTTTTCTGTAGGATTACTTATATTTTCTTTATTTAAATAACTTAAATTAAAAACAAACGTATGAAAAAAATTAAATTATCAGCTGTATTGTTTATTACAGCATCTATGTTATTATTTTCTTCTTGTAAAAAAGAAAAACCTTGTAATTGTGGGGTCATAACTAATGATGATATAGAAACATCAAATGGTGAATTATACTACACATTGACAATTAAAAATGATTGTTCCGGTAATAGTCAAAAATTTTATTTTGACTATAATACCTGGTTAAATGCTCCAGTAGGACAAAATTTTTGTGTAACTAATGTTTCAACTTGGATGCCTATTGGTCAAACAACAATTGAACAAGTAGAGAATAAAGAAATTATATAATAAACAGGACTTTACCTGTTTTTATTAATCATTAAAACTATAAGTTATGCTCTCATTATTAGCAATCCTTTCCATTATTCTATTCCTCGTGGCTATTTATACGCATGAAGTAATAAGAAAAGAATACGGAAATACAATAATTCCAGGGTATTTATATATAATTATAGGACTTTCTGGAATTATAGCTGTACTATTATTAGTTAATTAACTTCTAAAATATGAAAGATAATTTTTTAATATCATCTGTTTTAGGATTTGATCTAAAAGCAGATATAAAAGACAATCAGGGTATTAGTATATCTTCTGGCATTAAATTAACTATTTATCCATTAGAACAATTAAGAATACCTTCTGCATCAATAAAAGATAAAAGATTCTTTACTAATTTTAATGAAGACTTGTTTAATAAAATAATTAATCATAGAAAACTTACAACTTAGTATGAGAATATCTGTAACATATGAAAATTCCGATGTAGCAAAAGCATTGGGTAGGATAATCAAGGATTCAAATTCTGAAGAATTTGTCAAATTGATTACTCCTATGATCTGTACTAGTCAGTATGCAACTGAATATTTCTTTAAACTTATGTTAGGTAATAAACTACCTGATGTAATACCTGATGGTACATTGTGTAAAGTATCTGTAAATAGTCTTAGTTATAATAGTAATAAAGAAGCTATCAAAGAAAGATTTGGTGATGAAGATGGAAAAGTGGTTGTTACTATAAAAGAATTTAGAGGATATCATGAGTATAGTCAGTATCATATTGAATATACTGATGTCCTGGATAATGGTACTACAAAAAAGGACACTGTTTATGTTCAACACAAAGATTTGGAAGTAATTGAAGAGTTTTAAGAAGTGTATTTTGTAAATATGCTTTTCCAAACCAAATGAGAGGGGAGAGCAATCTCCCCTTTTCATTGTTTAGCTATATAGTGCTAAATATTATTATTAAAAGGCTTAAAGTTTCATTTAGATAGTATATTTTTATCTGCATATTTATTATGTAATAATGCTATATCAACTTCCTAATGGAAAAGTAGTTTATCTTAGTATAGAAGAATATCTAAATCTTAGTGATGAAGATATTCAATATTTAATGTCTATAGACTACGGTGAATATATGCCTGATCCTTTTGCAGACTCTGCAATTAATAAAAAATCCAAAGAAGAATATTATGATTTTGAATATTATCCGCAAGATGATGAAGCTATAAACAACATTGCAGCTGATGATATTCCTTTTGATGATATTATTGATTTATCAGATAACTTGGATATATAATCTTATAGATTATTTTACTTATTGCTAGCTTGAGTAACTAGCTTTATAGTACATCTACTCAAAACATCAATTTATTTATTAACTTTTTTAAAATTTACATTATGAACTCAAAAGTTTTTGTAATGGCCGATGAAACAGGCTCTGTTATTAATGTTTCAGAAAATAATTCAGATTATGGTTATGTACGTGTACAACAAACTAGAACTATGATTGATGACAACGGATTTATCCGTAGAAAAAGCATCAGTGCCCTAATGCCCGGGCTATTTGAAGATTTAAAAGAAATGAATCTTTATGCTAATCAAGCTTTAGATGGTAAAATTGTTATTGAAGAGTCTTTAAGTCCTTTCAATAAAAAGAATCCAGAACGTGATTTGAAAATTGCTGGTGAGACAGGTATTGTATGTACATTAGGTGGACTTCCAATCTACCGTAGAACTAAATTTACATTTAATGAATCAGCAGTAGATGTTACTGTAGACCATGATAATGTAGATGAGTTGCGTTCAGCTTATGCTGCTCAAGAGAAAGTTAAAGCTATGCAACCTAATGAAGATTTCTCTATAGAGGGTTAATATATCTTTGTTTAAAACTACAGAGGGGCAGCAATGTCCCTCTGTTTTATTTATGAATTAAAAATGTATGATTAAAATGGAAAAGCTAAAAAAACAAATCAATGATTATCAGTTGTATACAGGTAATACTTATATGCAATATGAACAGGATACTTACAATTCTTATCAAAACTATCTTTATAAAAGAGCTCTCTATGGAATTCAAGCTATAGATGAAAAAGAGCTTACTACTATGTGTAGTAAAAAAAAACAACGGATTGTAAATGTTTATAAAAGAGCTCAATCTGTATTAAACATTGCTAAACAAAAAGTTACAATTCATTACACTAATTTGTTGTTTAAACAATTGTTTCCAACAAGTCCTTTTACTGAAATGTTATTAAAAGAATCTGAAACAGACATTTCTTTTAAAAATACTTTGACATTTAAAGATCTAAACATGAAGAAAGAAGATATTATTTTTATCTTTATGTCTGAAGGTATACTACCAAAAAACTTTTTAAATCTAACTAAAGAGCCTGTAACGTTACCGAGATTAAAAAATGAAAAAACTTAAAGAATGTGATGGTTGTCAAAAGATGACTGTTATTTGGAAAAACCATGAGGGATTCAGGTATTGCAAACAATGCTGGAGTTGCCACAAAAGCAAAAATAATACACAGAAACCAACAAATTCTGGTATCCCTCTGGTTTCTTCTAAAAGAAAAAAGAAAGATGCTGAGTATCTCAAACTAAGAGAAAGATATCTTACTGAAAACTCTTTGTGTATGGTGAAGGTGAACGGATGTAGTCATATGGCTACTGATGTTCACCATACATATGCAGGAGCCAACAGAGATGCTTTCTATTTAGTTCAGAGCACTTGGCGGGCTACTTGTAGAAATTGTCATGATTGGGTGCACAAATTTCCAAAAGAAGCTAGAATAATGAATTGGTTAAAATGATTACTAAAATTTATGATTATGAAAATGATTGGAAAAGAATTAAAAATTAAACACGTATCTGATTACTCAAAATTTGCTGTATTACCTATGAACAGAGGTATTGATAGCAAGCATGTACAAAAAATGATAGCAAGTATCCGTAAAATGGGAGTGCTTAGATGTGTAATTACTTGCACTACAGATATTATTGAAGGTATACTGAAAACTTACATTATTGATGGTCAGCATTTGGCCACAGCATTAGAAAGAGAAGGTATGCCTATACCATACATTGACATTGTAATTGAATCAGAAGAGGATTTAGTTGAGAAAATGGCATATTTAAACAATTCTTCTAAGTCTTGGGACTTGATGAATTATATCAATGCTTGGAAAATGATCCGTCCAGATTATATGAAGTTATTCAAATGGAAAAACATGTATGACATAGAGATTACCATGCTTGCTATAATTGGTGTAAATAATGCAGGAATTAGACAAGGTACTTCAAAAATTAAAACTGGTGAATTCAAGATCACCAACTCTAGAGCAGAGGAGATGTGTAAAGCATTTAATGATATCTTTTTAAAGATAGGAATGTCTGATAGAGCAGTAAAGTTTCAGTTTTTGACAGCATTTATGCAAGCATACGGAAATTATAATCATGCTAAAGTATTAGCTAACATTGACAAGCATCTCAAAACTGTAAAACTTATGACTACAGGAGATGAGACTGGTCAATATATTAGAAAACAAATCTTTAATTTACCAAAATGACAAAAGATGAAATACAAGCACAAGCTTTAGAAGCTACAAAAACTAAGAATAGATGTAGTATAGTTTTGGGTACCGGAGTAGGTAAAACTTTGGTTGGTCTTAACCACATGAGTAAGAATTCAACTTCTTTAATGAGAATTCTAGTGGTGGCTCCAAAAAAATCTATTTTTCAATCTTGGAAGGATGATGCTATAAAGTTTGGCATGGATGATCTTTTATCAAGTATAACATTTACCACATACTTAAGTCTCAACAAGTGTAATCCAAATGATTATGAGTTAGTTTATCTAGATGAAGCTCACAGTTTACTAGACAGTCACAGAAGTTTTCTTGAAACTTATAAAGGGAAGATACTTGGTCTAACAGGTACTCCTCCTAAGTACAAGAATTCTGAAAAGGGCCGTCTAGTAGCTGAGTTTTGTCCAGTTGTATTTACTTTTGGTGCAGATGATGCTATAGAAAATAAAATCTTAAATGATTATACCATCTATGTTCACATGCTCAAACTAAATAGTGGAAACAATTACTTAGTTGAGAATAAAAACAAAAAATTCCTTACTTCTGAGGAGAAGAATTACAACTATTGGTGCAATAGAATAGATACAGGAAATGGGCCAGCCCATATTTTAAGAGTTATGAGAATGAAAGCTATGATGGAATATCCTTCCAAAGAAAAATATGCAAAGCTTTTGTTTCACTCTATAAATAGTAAATGTATCCTTTTTGCTAATACTCAAGATCAAGCTGATAAGCTTTGTTCTAACAGTTATCACAGTAATAATCCTAAATCAGAAGAAAATCTTCAGATGTTTAAGACCGGTCAGATTAATAAATTATCTACTGTGCTTCAATTGAATGAAGGTGTAAATATCCCAAACCTTAAACAAGGCATAATTATGCATGCTTATGGTAATGAACGTAAGGCTAGTCAGCGTATTGGGAGGCTTCTCAGATTAAACCCTGATGATAAAGCTATAGTACACATATTATGTTATGTAGATACCGTAGATGAAAAATGGGTTACTGAAGCTTTGGAAGGTTTTGATCAAAGTAAAATTGTATGGAAAGATTTCGGGGTTAACTTAGGTTAACCCTATTTTTAATTATATTATAGTATGGAAAATACAAAAACACATAAGTTAGTATTGCATAATGATAAATCTAATGATTTTTTATATGTAATAGCTTGCTTGATTAAAATATGCAATCAAAATCCAATTCAGGCAGAACAATGCGCTATTTTAACACATTATAAAGGAAAATATCCTATTAAAACAGGAGATTTTAGTGAGTTATTAGACTTACATCACTCCTTTAAAGAGTTAGATTTAAAAACTGAAGTTGAAAGTTATGAAAGTTATATGTATTGATTCAAGCAACAAACCTGCAAAAATATCATTAGATGAATGGGTAAAAGAAGGTGCTGTATATACAGTAATTCTTGCTTTAAATATGGGTTTACAACCGGGAAAAATTGGATTTAAACTTAAAGAAATTCAGCTAACAGAAAAATCTTTTCCTTATGAATGTTATGATGCATCCAGATTTGTACCAGTAGACTATAATCAACAAGAAGTTTTAGAAGAAAATTTAGAATTAACAATCAATTAGTATGAAAAAATATAATAAAGATGATGTAATTAATGAGTTATTAAAATTAGCTAACAAACAAAGATTACAAGTAGTAGTTGATCAAAGATCTTATCTCATTGCTATTTTAATTTATAAGTTTTCTATGACAGAACAATCTGTTGCTGATGCTACAGGTTTATCTAGAATTAGAGTACATTACAATAAAAAATTAGCAATTAATTTTTATGAACATGTAAGTTTTCAAAAGCACACCGAGGTATATCAAAATCTATTTCCTTTTGATTTTAATGCAGTTGCTGATAAATTAACTGAAAAAGCAAAAACTAATAGAAAAAATGAAGTTACTATATTTTTAGATGATGTAACTTTTTCAAAGTTAAAAGATGTAGGTGCCATCTTAGGTCACGCACAAATAACAGCTACTATGAAATTATTTATAGAAAAAGGGTTAAGATTATGGGAAAAATGAAAGATTTTTATATCAAATTACTTAATAAAAATAAAGGTTGTCCTGAGCAAATGACGATTGCAGACATGGTTGAAATGCAAGAATTAAATATGTATAATTGGAAAGAATATGAGCAATTACAAGAAAAAAGGAGAATCTCCGAAAATGAAAAAAGTAATGGAAACTATGAAAATAAGAGAGATTAAATCAAAAAAAAATATTTCTAAATTTTCAATGACTGAAAAAACAGTAAAAAGAATAAATAATGAAGAAGGGGATTAAACCCAATAAGATTAATAAAGATGTTATTTTAAAAAACGTTATTTATAAAAATTATGCTGTCTTCTTGAGAAAAAGACTAGGTAAAAAACGGACCATAGGAAAAGTGAAGATTGGTACAGCATAGAGGACTTCTCATCCTCAAATTTAGTCAGGTGGCGTAAAATTGTTAAATACTCAAAAACAAATAATATGGAAAATTTACAGAAAGACTTTTTACATTATGAGTTAGCTTTAAAGATGAAGCAACTTGGATTTGATGAACCTTGTTTAGGATATTGGAGAAATGAAGATTTACCAAATCCTATAACTATAGGTCAATATACTACTAAAGAAGATATAGAGTATGAAATTAGTGGTCAAGATGAGTATCATAATTTTAAAAATATAATTGCACTTGCACCACTATACCAACAAGCATTTAGATGGTTATATCAGAAATTAAGTATTGAAAATGGTACAATGCCTTTAAATACTGAAACTCAACAGTTATTACTAAAAGAATTAATAGACAAAGTGTCATCTAAACACTTGTTGGTATAATTTTTGTAGAGTATATAGTATGAAAACATACATATATGTACTTAAACATCCTGAAACTTTTGAAGTAAAGTATGTTGGTAAAACTAATAATATAAAAAGAAGATTTGCTCAACATAAAAGTAAAAAGTGTTTGGAAAAAACAGGAAGTAAAAAATTAGCTTCTTGGATATTTAAATTATTGTCAAATGATTTACTTCCTATAATGGAAATTATAGAAGAGTGTAATGATAATTGGGCAGAAAGAGAAAAATATTGGATTTCTTATTACTCTAACACTAACCTATGTAATTTATCAGAGGGTGGTGAAGGAGTAGGTCACAATAATTCTACTAAAAGTAAAATTAAAAATGCTTTGCTTGGTAGAAAAAGAAGTGATGAAGAAAAACAAGCAATATCTAAAGCAATGATAGGTTTAAAAAGAGGTAAATATTCTACATCTAATGGTCATAAAGAAAGATACAAAAACCTTGAAGAAAGAAAAAAACACTCTATTAAACTTAGAAAAAAAGTAGGACAATATGATTTAGAGAACAATTTGATACAAGAGTTTGAGTCTGCAAGAGAAGCATCAAGACAACTTAATATAGATTGTGGTTCTATTTCTAAATGTTGTAGAAACAAACAAAAACAATGTAGTGGATTCACTTTTAAATACATAACAAATGAAAATATTTAAAGAATTAAAAAAACTTGGTTATATACATTATTCCGCTACTACAATAGAAGAGTTAGATGATTTACCATTAAATAGTGCTGAAAGAGTTTCAGAACAAGCTTTGGCTTTAAGATGGTTTAGAGAGAAGTATCAATCACACTCAACTATTACATCTATAAGTCAAGAATCTTGGCAATGGCACATCACAAAACCTGGAGAATCATTAGGTAAATTATATGATGAAGATTTTTATACTTACGAGGAAGCAGAACTTGCTTGCTTGGTCAAGTTGATAGATATTATAGAAAATAAATAGTAATATGGAAAAAATACCAACAGCAGCAGAATGGTTAACATCCTTTGGTGCTGATGCTGATGATATGTTTTATAAACACTCAGTAGAAGAAGCAATGATTGAATTTGCTAAACTACATGTTGAAGC